ACCATTTCATATAAATATATAGCATCTTGCTTGTAAATGGGTTATAGAGCTCTTTGAATATAAACCATGTTGGTTTGGAAGATTTGTATATTTTTTCTTTTAGTTTTTCACTGGAATGATGGATTTTGTTTGCATGATAAGTGGCTAAAATATTTTTTTCGTGTAAATACGTCTTAAACATCTGACAATGATATTTTAAATCTCCTTCGGTTAACTGAGACCACGGAATACTTGGATACTTTGCCTCAAATTCTTTATCTGCTTTTTGTAAGGCTCGAACATGAGATGCTACTCTTGCCTTCTTAGATGCACACAACACTGTAATTAACTCAGTAATCCATAACTCCTCTTTTTGTTTAGAACGGTCTTCCTTAGTTCTCTCTGCAAATAATAATGTAATATATTTATCAACTTGTTCAAGCATTGCCATGTTTTCCACATCTTCTAAATAAATAATTAACAAGCGGTGTAGAAAATTTGTACGAATTGTTTCTCCTCGCGCAGGGGCTTCTTTGAATAAGTCAATTTCTCCTGCATAAAACAGGGCTTTGTCCGTTATTCCGCGACGAATATATTTTTGAATCCCTGATTTCATAAGATCACAAGGAAATCCATTCCATGTGATCTCTTGACGAAAGGTATCTGATAACTTTGACATAATTCCGTTTTAAAATTGTATTGTGTTAATTTCAATTTTTATTCATTAAATTTTAGGTGGAACTGGTTCAGTTAATGGCTTATTTTTAGATTCTTTCTCATTAACAGGTTCTTGATTAACAGGTTCTTGTTTTTTATTCTCCAATTCTTGAATGGTTGGTGGTAATGATTGCAATCGTGCTTCTTTTTCTTCCACTTTTTCTTCAATCTTCTTAGGTTTTACTATTACATGCATTTCTTTGATTTCTTTATCTAATTCTTCCTTACGAGATACAAATATACTATCACCTTTTACCTTTTCATAATAAGGAAATGATTCATTTAAAGAATCCGTATATTTCTTCATAAGTTCCTGTAAAAATATATTATCTGTTTCTGCTTTTTCACCTTTAAGATAACGAAATGGATACATAAAAAAATTGTAAAAACTACTTTCAGATGTAGTAGTACTTATAGGTAACATAGCAAATATTTTTGGCATTAATTTAATAGGCGGATTAGGTTTATCATCGCGATCTCTATTCAAATACTTTTCATATAATTTTCTTGCAGTATAAAATAATGACATTCCTATTGACACATGTACAAATGAAGCACATAAAAATAATATCAATACAAAAAATACTATACGTACTCCTGTGGGATAAACAATAAGATCATTAGCAACCAGAGATGATAAATAAATGCATAATAATGGATATAGTACATATCGACAAAATAATAAAAAGTATTCATATAGTTCATTTAAAATTCTATCTATATTTATTCCATTATCCGTAGTCTGCTTCAATGCTGCAATTGATAGTGGGGCTGAATTATAATCTTCTTTTACTTTGTTTTCTTCAATCTTTACTTCATTCATATCCTGCTTTTTTTTTGCATATTTATTTGCATCATCATCATTTACTGTTTTGTATACATAATACGTAATTTTATTTTGTAATCGTTTTAAGAAATCTGGAATATCGTCCATCCTATTGAAATGGAATGAATTAAAGTGCATATTTTTACAGTGCATATTTAAGACCACCCATACCAGAAGCAATTGTAACCCAATTTAAACTTTCCACATAAATGCCAATATTATACTGATAAAATGTATTAGTAGGTAAAGGAAATACATTTAAATCTATCTGTAATGATTTAATACGACTACTATTAATACTTCCACGAGGTTGTGTAAGAGGCGATGATAATGAAAATGGATATACTAGCATTTCAGGTGCAGGAATACCTGTTAAATATTTCCATGGTACTACCTGAGTGAAATATTGATATGGTTTTTCTTCTTGTAAAGGATTACCATCTCCTAAAATAGCCAATGTATTTACAATAGATCTCTGTCCATTTGCAATCAGTTTACCTGTACTTGATGTTAAATTTACGTATGCTGACCATCCCCCATCATTTGGAATAAATGGTGCATTTAGAGGATTAATCCAATTTGTGAAATTTGTAACTTGATTACGATATATAAGTGAATCTGATCGTCGTGGTAGTAAAATAATTCGTTCAATAGGATTATGAACATCCAATTCAACAAATTGTCGTGCAGTAATATTATTAAATGAATATGAAGTAATCTGACGTACTAAATACTGTAATGATTCAGATGCAAATTGTGTACGTTCTTCATCTGTAATATATACATATGTCATTTGAATGTGTGGATTAAGTGGCCATGTATTTAACAGAGGTTTTGGTGTTCCAATATCTGTTAAAAAATTGTTAATAGTTGCATCTGTTATATCCGATACACCTGTATAATATATATTAAGTGGTTGTGTTACAACAGGTGATATATTATACTGATATCCTGGTGCAACTAAATATCCATTTACATCTAATACTCTGTATAATTGATTAATAGGTCTTAATGTAATTTGAATTTCACATTCATGCATTTGTAGAGAAACAAGTGGAAGTGCCTCAAAAGTAGAATCTGAAAACCAGAAAGGAAGTGGAACTTGAATCTGTCGACCTGCAATAGATGGACGATTTACATTTGGTGGATTTGTTGTAGAGCCATTTGGACCATTATTATTATATACTAATGGATATCCAGTGCTAGTTGAACCACCACCATATGTTCCATTTGCAGGGTCATATAAATCAGGAATATCGCCTACAAGTGTCTGCCATTTCTTATAAGAAAATGCATCTAAATCGCATTGTGCACGAGCAATCATATAATCACCATCATACTCTTGGATTTTTTGACCACCTATGAAAAAAGCAATATTCTGTATAATATGACAACCTATGTTATTTACCCATGCAAAATTATATTGAGAAGCACGTGTTTGTTGTTGTAAATCAATATATTTACAATAAATATCTGGCAAATTAAAAACAAAATATACATCTCGAACTAAATCTGCAATACGTTGAATTTTAAGTCGTAGTTGAATGGGTTGACTATAAGAAAGATCTTGCGCACCATCCATCGCAAATGATACAGATTCTTCGGCAAAATGGCTATATTTTTTATAGGTTTTATAGAAGTAGGTAAAATCTGGATTACCAGAAAGCAGAACATTTTGCGCGCCGTATGCGACTAATGCAAATAAACCACCACCTGGCATAACTAGTTTTGTAATAGTTAATATATAGATTCTTTATACCGATGTCTATATATTAAATATTTTTATAATTTATATACAAATTTATAGGAATTAATATAGATTATATCTAATAAGATGTTGTCCACCATGTATCAGCTAAATATGGAGGAATATCATTCAAATTAGAAGAATCCATTTGAGAAGAAGGACCACGATCCATCTCTTTTTGAATTTCTGCATAACATAATGCATAATTAAAATAAGTTAGACGACTTATCATTCCTTTCATTGAACCAAATACATCAAATCCATCTGTATCAGTTGATGGATTTTCTGAATGAAGTAATGTAATTCTACGCTGGCTAAAACAAACAATATCCTGATAATTCTGATATGCTACAAAACTATCAAATGACATTTTCTTAGATAAATTACCATTTATAAATATCTCTAAAGCATTATTTTTACAGATAATAGCAACATGTACCCATTTACTTAATGGGATATTTTGAATATCTATGTAATTATTCCAAGTTTTAAACGTATTCATATAAACACGTAATGTATTTGTATTTGAATGCATATAAACACCGGGTGCAAGAAGAGGAAATTGTGAAGAATAACCCTTGTGAAAAATATGCATCAAACCCTTCTGATCTCTAAATCCAGATGGATCCACATTAAGATAGAATGAATAGGTAAATTCAATTCCTGTTCGTTCATTCTCTGATAGATTAATAACTGAATTTTTTGTTTTAGTTGGATTTTGTGAAATTGTAACCGTTTTGTTCTGCACTAAATATGTATTTGGCAATAGTTCTACACGATTAATCGACAAACGATTAATATATTTATAAATAATTTCTATAAATAAAAATCCTAAATACAGTAAAATAACAATAATAATAGGAAACATAAATTGTTGTATAGCACCGGAATTTTCACTTGGTCGATTATTTTGCCTTAATAAACTTAGTGTAACTCCTGTATTTGTCGCCATCTATTTATTAGAGTATTTATAATTATGATACAGTAATACTTACATTTGGTACAAAAAAACTAGAAAATAATCCACTTAATGATGTTATAGGTTCAGGTCCAGCCATATAATTTTTATATACTTCCTCAGGATTTAATGCTGTATCATACATTGTTGTAGTTGAAATTTGTCCACCAAACCCACCATAGCCCAAAAGTGATGCATTATAACCAGCATCTACTTTAAATGGTGTGGACAATACACATGAACGTGATAGCTTACCATCAATATATATATCAACTGTCTTACCATTTACAGCTATAGTAATATTGATCCATCGTTGTAGTTGTAATTCAGGAATATCACATGTATGCATATTATCTAACAATCCAGATTCAGTTTGCCGATTTGTAAATAATGTATCACGTGTTGCAATACCTAAATCTTCAGATTGTAAAGATGTTGCGGATGTTGCGGATGTTGCGGATGTTGCGGATGTTGCGGATGTTGCGGATGTTGCGGATGTTGCTGTTGCGGATGTTGATCCAGCTCCATTTACTGTATCATTTTCTTTTGTATGAAATCTAACATATAATTTAGGAGTATTCGCGCCTAAATATACTCTAATTGTATCAAACCTAGTTCCACCAATACGTATAATTGATTTATTTAATCCTGCATGATGCGACCAATTTGATACATAAATCCATGTTGAAAAAGTAAATTCACCACCTTCATAAAGAGGTGCCAATTGTCCTGATGAAAATGTGATTTCTTTATCTATTTGTGCATTTTGTGTAGCTCCAATAAGAGGATATGAATTATTCATTTTAGGTCCAAATAGGTATTGATATAAATAATATAATCCCAATAGACCCAGAAAAATAATAAAAACAGGGATCATTCTTGCAATTGGAGATGAATTACTACCGTTAGATTCCATGATTCTGACATATACATGGATTATTAGATATCAAATATTATGCATAAGGTGTACTCCATGTATTCATAACATTGGGTGGAGGTTGTGTAATACTATCACATGATAATCCGGAAGGACATATTCCAAACAATTTTAGAGTAGGAAACGATGTAAATATATAATTATCTTCTAAAATATTATTATTCGTATCAATATATACTTGACGCTGACGATCTACTTCATTTGGTGTCATACGTCTTTTATTAACAATAACATGAATTACATTACCATCTAATTTGGAATTACCAACTGATAATGGACTACTGATAACAACTGGATAGTTATCAAGATGTTTTGATGCAACAATCTGATTATTATAAATAATATCAAATCTGCGTCCTTCACGTAATATTGCAATAAATACCCATTTTTGTTTAGGAACTGCAGGCAATTCAATATATTCGATTTTAGATACCCCTCCCTTAGAAGTCTTCACTGTGAGACGCGCTGATATATCCTTTTTAGGTACTTGTGCAACTTCTAAGGACCAGTTATTCTCTACTTGAATAAGGGGTATATACTCATTATTTAGTACTACTGTACGATCTCCTGCATTCAATGCAAAGAATCCCATTACCGTAGAACCACCTGAACCTAATATATCTGATTGAACTATATCAGGCATCATAATATCTTTCTTTTTATTTAAAGGTGTTAATGTAGTTAACATATCCTTATTTTCTGAACTAATATTATTATAAATGTAGTACACTACAACTGCAATTAAAATTATAATAAACATGATTTGAAACGGAGATATAGATTGTAAAAAGGATACTTGTTGTATCGGCTGTCGCTGTAATAGGTTTGTTCTGAACATCTATTTTGCATGATGATAAATTTATATATTTTATTTAATTTGCACATGAAGTCGATGATGGAATAGGTAATGCTTTAAATGATTTTGCATCAGCTAATTCAGGTTTAGCTTGACGTATTTCAGAAGTAGATAGAATACGTGGCCATATTTTAAGGTTTTGCATCTTTGCAATTGATATTTCACTACCACTTGCAGGTGAAATATCACCATCTATATCTTTTAATGCATTTTTTATCTGACGTGTTTTCATTAGAAATCCATTAATATATACTTCTAATGCATTTTGCATTACAACAATACCTAGACGAAATGGTTCTTGAATAGGTATATTCTCAATAAGTAATTGTTCTGTCGTATTATTTGTATTTATAAGATATATAATCATATCGGTTGTATCAGGTTGAAGTGCAACAATTAGGTTATTTGATTTGATATCTGTACTAGAATTACCCCTTCTTAAAAGAATTCGTGATTTCTGTGAAAATTGCAATGGATTTTGAATAAACATATCAACTATTAAAGTATAATCGCAGTATACGCTTTTAATTGGAAGATCATCATTCTTAATAACACCCATTGCTGGATATTTTCCAGAACCATTCCAAAAAATGATTCCATCATCAAATCCTGGTACTGGTATAATACCGGGAGCACCAGGCTGTAATGAATATATAGGCGTTATATAATAATGAACTAGAAGTGATATTATAAGTGCAACAATAATAATTCCAATAATATATGCTAAGATTCTACCAATACCATTTTGCATAGTTCCATTTGTACTGAGTAGACCAGTTGTACCTACAGCTCCATATCCAAATGGAGAAAATGATTTTGCTTGTTGTATTCCAGTTGTATAATTAATTCTAGGTTGAATCGGTTCAGTTAGAGATCCAGATATAGATTGTCTTATATTATTAATCTGTCCTCTCAAATATTGGGACCAATTTCTCTGTTCTTGTGCTTGTTGCGGCGCTTGTTGCTGTGCTTGTTGTAGCGCTTGTTGCCGTTGCTGTTGTGGATTTACAGCCATCTTATCTATATAATATCTTTTTTACCTTATTTTATATTTTTTTACATTTTTTTAACATAATATAAAATACCACCGCAAACAGATAATACTGCTCCACCAGTTAAAAATCCTCTTATAAATGAACGATGATCTACTTCATCTAGGTCCTGTTTTGTCCAAATGGGTGAACGATTACGTCCTCCCATTTTTTCATAGTATTTTATTACTTCCGCCTCAGTCCACTGTGGTTTATTTAATAGTTTATTAACTTTATTATGAATATCGATTGTCCATTTTAATAGATCCTCTTTTGAATCCAAAAATGGTGTAATAGGATTACTTGCAAAATGCTCTTTATAATGCTCTCTGCAAACAGAACATGGTATAAGAAATGTAAGTGATTCATAAAATTCTTTTGCACACTTTTTATCTGTATATGTTGGATGCTTTGCATATCCAAGTGCAACAATATGCATTGTATGCCAAAAAAATGGTCCCCAAACTATTGGTGGAAGATGCATTCTATTTACTATTAGTTTCATTTACAGTATAAAGAAATCTCATGAAATATCAAATAATTATGAATTCAAACCGGATACGATATTGCACGAATTGTGGACTACATGGTCATTTATATCGCAGATGTAATTTACCTGTTACAAGTTATGGAGTAATTGCTATGAAATATGAATCTAATCAGAGCAATATTCAATATCTTCTTATTCAACGTAAAGATTCACTTTCATTTATTGAATTTATTCGCGGAAAATATGAATATTCAGATGAAGCATATATAACAAATTTACTGGAACATATGACAATTTCAGAACAACAGCGATTAATTACCCATACTTTTGAACAAATATGGCAGAATATTTGGGGTAATGTATCCAATTTACAGTCACATAGAAATGACTATAAAAAATCAGAAGAGCGATTTATTCAATTACAACCTTCCCTTGTTGAACTAATACAAAAAAATCCATCCCCTTGGGCTGAACCTGAATGGGGTTTTCCTAAAGGACGGCGCAATTCATATGAAAAAGATATTCATTGTGCTGTTCGAGAATTTGTAGAAGAGACTGGTATGAAAGATGATGAATTTATAATAATTCATAATACAAAATCTATCTCTGAAATATATACTGGTTCAAATGGTATTCATTATTGTCATAAATACTATTTAGCTATATGTAAACCAGATACAAGTGTTAGTATAGATTATAACAATGTTCATATGACCCGTGAAATTGGTGATATTCAATGGTTTTCTTTTAAGAATGCCTTTGCAAAGATTCGTCCGGATAATATTGAAAAACGGGAGATTTTATCAAAAGCTAATAAAATTATGAGTCAATATCATTTAATTAATACATAAATAAGAATGTAAAATATAATTGATAAAATCAGTTATATAATAGCATGGCTTCTGCTAGTTCTAATAATACAAATACAGAAAGTATCTATAGTCTTGGATTAGACAATAATCAGAATATAGAATCTGTTGCAGAACCTGAAGTACAACCTGTTGTAGAATCTGTAGAACCTGTGGTAGAACCTGTAGAATCTGTGGTAGAATCTGTGGTAGAATCTGTAGAACCTGTGGTAGAAGCAGAACCTGTGGTAGAACCTGTAGAACCTGTGGTAGAAGCAGAACCTGTGGTAGAACCTGTAGAACCTGTGGTAGAACCTGTAGAACCTGTGGTAGAACCTGTAGAATCTGATGTTAAATCAGCTAATTCAAATAATTCAAATACACAAAGTATATATAGTCTTGGATTAGCCAATAATCAGAATGTAGAACCTGTGGTAGAAGCAGAACCTGTGATAGAAGCAGAACCTGTGATAGAAGCAGAACCTGTGGTAGAAGCAGAACCTGTGGTAGAAGCAGCTGTTAAATCAGCTAATTCTAATAATTCAAATATAGAAAGTATATATAGTCTTGGATTAGCCAATAATCAAGATGCAGAAGCAGCAGAAGCAGAAGCAGCAGAAGCAGCAGAATCAGCCGCAGCAGCCGCAGCAGAAGCAGCAGCAGAAGAAGAAGAAGCAGAAGAAGCAGAAGCAGCAGTAGAAGCAGCAGAAGCAGCAGAATCAGCCGCAGCAGAAGCAGAAGAAGCAGAAGTAGAACC